AAGGTGAGCCCCTGGCTTGGATATGCAGGGGGGAAGGGAAGCCAACAACTCAAACAGTCAATGCTTGGGTTCGTGATAATGAATCTTTCGGCATCGCATACGCGCGCGCGAGAGAGGAAGGGTTTGACGAAATAGCAATGGATTGTCTACATATCGCTGACGAGACAGGGCAGGATACTAAATACACTGACTCAGGCGAACAGGCAGATAGCGAATGGATCACTCGCAGCCGACTACGTGTTGAGACGCGCCTGAAACTTTTGGCTAAATGGTCTCCCAAGAAATACGGTGACAAAATTGAGCACGATCACCAAGGCGGCATCAAGGTTGAGGTGCTTAAAAATTGGTGACTGTTCATCTCCCGTACAAGTTTACGCCTCGCGACTACCAGAAGCCGCTTTTCAAGGCTATCGTTGAGGACGGGGTTAAGAGAGCCGCTTGTGTTTGGCATCGACGAGCAGGAAAGGACAAAACCTTTCTGAATATCCTTGCGATCATGGGCATGTTGACCAAGGCGAACTACGCCTATTATTTTCCAACTGCTGTTCTTGGCCGGAAAGCTCTTTGGGATAATATTGATGCTCGCACAGGAATGAAGGTTATTGACCATCTCCCTTCCGATATCGTCGAAAAAAAGAATGAGCAGCAAATGAAGATCACGCTTGTGAATGGCTCGATTATCCAGGTGCTTGGAACCGACTCTTTAGACGTGGTTGGAGGAAATTATTATGGCGTTATCTTTTCGGAAGCAGCACAGCAAAACCCGTTAGCTTGGGATTACACACGGCCAATTTTGAGAGAGAACGGCGGTTGGGCGCTTTTAAATGGCACTCCGAGAGGAAAGAATTGGTGGTACAAGCTTTTCACCAAGAATATCACAAACCCCGCATGGTTTTGTCAGTATCTCACCATCGACGATACGAAGGCGTTAACCGAGGTTGATATTAACGAAGAGCGCAAGGCAGGAATGAGTGAGGATCTTATAAAGCAGGAATATTATTGCGACTGGACCATTGGAATGCCTGGCGCCATTTATGCACAACAGATCGAAAGAGCGCGTTTGGAAAAACGAATTTGCGACAACGTAATGTGGTTTAAGGAGTTGCCTGTTTACACTGTTTTTGACGTGGGAGCACCACTGAATCAAAAGTGTTGGGTATTTCAAATGGTGGGAGATCGTATTAATTATCTTGAATTCCTATCTGGGGACAACGATTGCAAAACGCCTGCTGATTGGTCCGGAAGGCTGCGACTAAGGCCCTATAGCTACGGCTCGCATTTCATCCCGCACGACGCCTGTACTGAGAACGGTGGATTGTGGCAGGGCGGATTTGAAACAGCGGGACTATCTCATGTTGTGGGAGTCCCTCGTCAAGTATCTGTATGGGATGGGATCAATCTTGCGCAAGACGCGTTCCCCCGAATATTTATGAACGCCAGTGGATGCGAAAAGGGAATCGAGGGACTAGCGGCCTACCACTCCAAAGAAGAAAAAGACGGGGCAACTATCAGTAATGTGCCGGTCCATGATTGGGCGAGTCATGCCGCTGATCCTTTCAGTCTTTCTCATCAAGCCATTCACAAAGGACTTGTTCTGGATCGCACATCAGTAGCCCGCAAGCCTCGCAATCGTATGGCCGGAAAAGTCCTCTCAGGATATCGCGGATAATTTTTTTGCCCTATATGTCAGATTCACTTGCAAAAGTAATTCACTCTCGTTTATCGTTTCAGTGGCTCCAATGTATAACGTAAATTCTTCAGGAAATAGCCTGAGCACATCCATTTTGGCGGGCAAGAATTCGGGCGGCTCTCCCTCTCCGAATCTCACCGGCTTGTCGCCTATTGATTCGCTGATAACGACCCTTACTCAATCCATTGCGCAGCAGGGAACGCTTGCTCGGAAGTCGCTCTTGCAGTCCCGGAAAGCCCTTAAGCAGCAGCGCAAACTCGGTAAAGCCGAGCTCGCATTTTATCAGAAACAAGCCGCGCAGATGCAGGTTCAACCAGCGCCGGAAGTTTCTAGCCTTTCGAGCGCAGAAGTTTTGCAAGCACAACGCCAGGTTTCGATCGATGCCTCACGGAAGAAGGGCCTTAGAAAATCCATAATGGCAGGGGACACCGGTGCCTCTCCACGGTTTCAAGGATCAGGAGCTTCAGCGCCCATTTTAGTATGACGCGCAAAGTCCCAATAGACATTGCTCAAGGCGTTCTGGATAGATGGGATGCATTGTCGACGGAGCTGAGAGTTTGGCGAACAAACTGGCAAGACATCGCCACATATATTCAGCCTCGCAAGGCTAGCATTCAGATATCGCGCTCATACCCTGACACCAATACTCAGGCACAACTTTTCACATCGACGGCCATCCGGGCCAATCAGACGTTAGCAAATGGCATGGTGTCGATGATGACACCAGTAGAGTCGCCCTGGTTTGCCTTCGATGCGCCCGCGAGCCAGAAGACATCTGGGCCTGTAAAGGCGTGGTATTCAGAATGCACAGAGATCATTCAAGCGCTTTTAGCGGCTTCGAATTTCTACACCGAAGTGCATGAAATGTTTTTGGATCGTGGCGGGTTCGGCACGGCTGCAATGCATATCGATGTCGGCAATAAAAACCTCTTTAACTTTACCAATCTAGGCATTGGATCTTACGCGCTCTCTGAAAACGACGAGGGGTATGTAGACAGTGTCATTCGTGAAATGCCGATGACGATTAAGCAGGCCGTTCAAAAATTCGGTATCGATAACGTCAGTGAGAAGACCCGCAAAAAATTCAACGACCCAGGAAACAAAAAGGGCCGTGAAGAAAAGATCACAATCATTCATGCGATTTATCCTCGTGCTGATGGTGAATATGAGGCCGGCAAGATAGGTCCAGAAAACATGCCGATCGCCTCTTGCTACGTGGAAAAAGAGGGCCCACATCTCATTGAAGAAGGCGGCTACCAAGAGATGCCGACACTTGCGACTCGTTACCTCAAGTGGGGCGATGGGTTTGTTTACGGATGGTGCCCTTCCTGGTTTGCGCTACCGGATGCCCGGCAATTGAATTTCTTGGAAAAGATGATGGATGCTCTCGCTGAGAAAGCCGCATTCCCTCCGATGATTGCGCCGGCCTCTATGGAGGGTGTAACGACGGTGGATGTTCGCGCCAATGGGGTAACGTACGTTGAAGGCGACGAGCAGGCGACGTTGCGCGAGTGGCAGACTCAAGGAAGATACGATATCGGCAAGGATCGAGTACTGCTCAAAGAGCAGGCTATCAAAGAAGCTTACCACAATGATCTGTTTCGCATGTTCAGCGAATACGAGGGCCCGCAGATTACAGCGTACGAGGCCAGTCTGAAGCAGGGAGAGAAGCTTATTCAGTTCTCACCTACGAATACCCGACTTACTACTGAGTTTTTCAACCCTCTCTTACAGCGTCTTTGGGGGATTGCTATTCGCGCCGGAGTGCTGCCGCCACCCCCTGAAGAGGCCGTCCAAATCGGGGCTGATCAGAAGGGTTATATCCCTGAGCCCGAGATTACCTATACCTCTCGAATCGCGCTGGCGATCAAGTCCCTAGAGACAGAAGGATTTCTCAAGACAATTCAGATTTTGTTGCCTCTGGCGGAATTCAAGCCGGAAGTTTTCGACTATCTAAACTTCGACCAGGCAACACCGGATATCGCCCGCAACAACGGAACCCCCTCACGGTGGATAACATCGGACGAGGAGGTGCAGGCTATCCGCCAGGGACGAGCGGCGGCCGCGGAACAGGCACAAGCGATGGAGGCGCAGTCTATGGCAGCCAATACCATTAAAACGGCTGCGCAGGCGCAATCTGAGACCCTCAAAGCAGCATGATTGAAGACGTAAAACTCGCCGTTGAGAAGCGTCGGCGCAAGCAGATTCAAATCAATGCTTATCACAGGACATTCGGGACGCCTGACGGCAAGATAGTTCTTGCGCAGCTTTTAGAGCAGTTCCGATTTGATCGGCCGACATTCGTAAAAGTCGCCGGGAAATACTGCCCTATTGAAGCCGCAATTCGTGACGGAAACAGGGAAATTTATCTACACATATTGGAATTCCTCAAATTACCCGTCGATGGCGACGCGAATATCAATACCGCAAAACCAGCAGTGAAAGCAGAATGAAAATTACTCTAGAAAACAATCAATTGTTCAATGAAGGAGAGCTCATTGGCACCTATGACCCAGATCGAAATGTCCTGCATATGCCTAAACGCTTTTCTCCTAAACTTTACAAGCCCATTGAGGCCGCGGTCGGCAGGAAGCCGGAATATGATTTTGGCGCACCAAATCCCCTAACAGAAATTCACAATCAGCAGGGTCGACAAGTGGTAAGTCAGGAGGTCCATAACCTCCCACGCGCGGGTTCGAATCCCGCCCCTGCAACCATTTTGGAGCCGCCCCAAGATCCGCGTTACGGCGACAAAACTATTGAGTGGGCGCAATGGCTTAAGGACACAGATCCAAAAGCTTTCGAGGCCCGGTTCAAGGGCCGCAATATCACTCTCGAATAAATCAACAATCAAATAGCCCGAAAGGACACCTATATGCCTGAACTAGCAGAACAACCCGCCGCATCACAACCCTCAACACCAGCCGCCGAGATAGCCCCTCAAAGTCCGGCTGCTGCATCATCCGAATTCATCTGGTCCGGCAAGGAAGGAAAACTCTCTGATGGATGGGCCGACCATTTGCCGGCGGAAATGAAGCCTCAAGCCTCTGCCATCGCTGCATTGGTGGACAAATACCAGGGAAACATCCCGCAGCTTCTCAAGGGCGCCTTGAACCTTCAGACGGTTGCCGGCCGGAAGATGGGCGCGCCGCAAGCAGACTGGACGCCGGAGCAGGTTTCGGAATATCGCCTCGCTCATGAAGTGCCAGAGAGTGCGGATAAGTATGACCTGACTCCTGCGGAAGGCGCATTGCCTGAAGGCGTGACGTGGAATCCGGAGGTATTCGCACCAATTAAAAATTGGGCGCACAAAAACCACGTATCTGCTGCGGCGCTTAAGGAGTGGACAGGCATCCAGGCAAGCGTCGATCGAGCCCGTCAGCAGGCGGCCATCGACATGGTCAACGAGGCAGACACGAAAACCATCGCTGATCTTAAGAAGGAGTTCGGAGAATCACAATTTGATAAGTCTGTGCAAGACGGATTTCGCGCGGCGAAATTCTTCGGTGTAGAAACCGATCCAAACAAAAACCCCATTGCGAACCATCCGGAGTTTATCAAGTTCGCTGCCCGCGTTGCTAAGCAAATGGGCGAGAGCAAGCTTGCCACAATCACAAGTGGCGCCTCTGAGCAGCCCGGAAAACTTCGCGCAACAGAGATCATGAATCCGAATGGGCAAGATCCGTTGACCGCCGATTATCATGGCAAAAATGGCTACGAAAAACAGGCAGCCGCTCAAAGGGTTCTGCATGACCTAATGGCAACTGGTTAAAAATTTCGGCAGTCTTCGACGCCGATCGCGCCCTCTCAGGTTTTGCTTTTTTTCCCTGAGAGGGCGTTCTTTTTATCCGCAAAATCAGATTCACTTGCACTAGATGGTAAATCTTATTGACGACCGCCGTAGTTTCTGGCACAAATCAAATCATACCAAGGCAGACACCTTCTTTTTGAAGCCTGCTCCCGGTTCAAACCTAAGCCGAAGACCCCCACAGGGACACTCGGGAGGCATGGGAGCAGTTCAACTTCAAAAATTTAACCAGAAGGAAATTCAATGCCCGCAATTACTACGATTCCTGCGTTCTACCCAACGCAGTTCGAAACAAACTGGATGACTCTCGCCCAGCAAAAAGAGTCTCGCCTGATGTCCACTGTTACCCAACAGCGCGTCAACGGCAAAGAAAAGCGCATGAACCAGCTCGGTCAGCGCACCATGCAGCAGATCACTGGCCGCGCTCAAGCGACCCGTATCAGCGATCAAACTACAGCCGCCCGTTGGCTCTCGCCTTATCCGTTCGACGACGCATCGTTGTTCGATCGTTGGGATGAAGAATTCCTCGGAGAAATCGTGCTTCCTCAAAGCGATATCATATCGCAGATGGTTGCTGGTTACAATCGGTCGGTCGATCAAACAATCCTTACTGCGGCAGTCGCATCGTCCCGCACTGGGACGGACGGACTCACGCTTACAGCCCTTCCGGCTGGTCAGCTTGTGGCCGTTGATTTCGTGGAGCAAGGCACGGCTGCAAACAGCGGCATGACCATCGCGAAGCTTCGCCAGGCGAAGTATATCATGGATGTTGCCGATGTGGACGACGAGGAACGATACCTCGCCTATTCCGCAAAGCAGGTTCAGGACCTTCTTCGGACAACCGAAATCACGAACTCCGACTATAACACCATTAAGGCACTGGTCACTGGCCAGATCGACACCTACATGGGGTTCAAGTTCAAGCGCGTATCGGCGGCTCTGCTGCCTTATGTGACGGCAACGGACGTTCGTGCGTGTGTGGCTTATGCCAAGTCCGGCATCGCTCTCACCGACACCGGCGTAAAGGCCAGCATCGTGGTTCGCCACGACCTGTCTGATGCGCTTCAGGTTCGCGTGGAAGCCGCTTACGGCGCAACCCGCCTCGAAGAGGTCAAGGTTGTGGAAATCTTCTGTGACGAATCGCCATAGAATCATCCGATGGCCCAAACAATCTCATACAAGTTCGCAATTGATCCGGTTTCCTCTGGAGCAACCGTCGCGCGCGACACTCTTAAAAAGGGTGTCGCGAAGAGCGAGGGCACGCATCACGAAATCATCATCAGTCCGACTTCGGCCCAGATTCAGGGCGTGTATGGCTACCTCGGCTTAATTGCTGCAGGTAGCGATACGTCCAGTGTCGAAACCGCGATTACAGCACTCACACCATAACTTAGAACCACTTAAATATCATGGCTACACTTCTCACTAATGTTTCCACGCAACAGGACGCTAATACCGGACCTGCAAATCGATTGGAAGGAAATCTCCTAACGGGACGGCTCGTTACCGAGATTATAACTTACACATGCACGGCCGCTGAGGTCACCGCCGACATCATCAAGCTTACCACGCTTCCAGCAGGGGCGCGCTTGCTTGTTGATCAATGGCGCGTCGCCTGTGCGGCCCTCGGTGGCACATCGGTCGTTATCGACTCGATCGGAACTACTACCACGGCAAACGAGCTGTCTACTACGGACATCGCGGTAACCGCGGCAGCGGATTCGGCTGTGACTCCGATTGCCGGGGCGCCGTCATGGTCAGCCAAGCTTGCGGCCAACACCGCAATCTATGCAAAGCTCGGACTGTCTGTGGCACCAACCGCAGGCGGACTGCTCTACTTCCGGATCGTCTACATACTGCCTTAAACGGCTCCCAACCCGACAATGGCCCGCTCTCTGGGAGGGGGCGGGCCTTGTCCATATACGAACATGAGAAAAATCTTACTCGCGGTCGCGGTTATCGGTTTCTTCGGATCGGCTTATTGCGCTGATAACCCGAATGACAACTACCTGTTCAACAGGATGCTAGAAAAGCTCACAGCCGGCGTTCCTACTTCAGGAAGTCCAGGCGCCGCAAATCAAGCGACGGCCCAGGTAGCGCTAACAACCACCGCAGCACAAGTAGTAGCTGCTCGGGCGACACGCAGAAACGTACTGATCGTCAATACAGACACAGCGATCACTGTTTACGTTGGCAATACAGGCGTCACAAGTGCCACTGGATTACCTATTCTACCGGGTCAAGGTATCACAATCCCGTCTGTTGCCGCACAGTTCGCGGTGGCAGCATCCGGAACTCCAACGGTCGCATATTTTGAGACCTATGATTAAGCACGCCATATTTTCTCTGTTACTGGCGGGTTCTGTCTTTGCGCAGACAATTTCTAATCGCCCATTCAATCCAGCTATTCCAGGAGCCATTGGAGCAACTACGCCGGCTACTGTCGCAGCCACGACGCTATCAACGTCGTCTAACACTGTTAGTTCACTAGCATTGGGATCCGGATCTAACTCCGTGGTCGGAATCACTTTTCAAGGTGCCCGCGGCTCCATGGGGTACGATGGTGCCCAAACTTTCATCAGAGGTGGAGCTGGGAAAGGGGTGCAAATCGTAGTGGCTGACAATGTGACTGGAATGTTCATCACTGCCGCGGCAGATATCCAGATCAGCAAGACCATCACTGCGGCAGGCACCACGGGCGCCAGAACGATCAATGGGGCCAGTGGAAGTGTGAATTTTGCAGCGGCAGCAACAAGCCTTGTGGTGACTAATTCGCTTGCGATTGCGCCGACAAGCGGCGCGACGGGGAGCATCATAAATTGCACCGTGAATAGTAACGATTCAACTATGAAATCAGTGCAGGCCGTATGCAAGACTAATGGATCATTTACTCTTTACCCTGATGTAGCGCCCACCGCCGAAACGCGCGTTTCCTTTTTCATCACGAACTAACGGAAGTTAATACTATGCCGCCGACATCGCAAATCTTGGATCGAAGAACACACACATCTACAGACCCGGCCCCGTGGTGGATCAAGGAACTAAGGCCCTATGGATTAGCCGGCCTCTTGCTGACCGCCTCCTGCTGGTACGTGTATGTCAATGACGGAAACCAGAAGGATGCCATTAAAGCTAAAGATATCGTCATATTAGAGCAAACGGACAAAATGATTTCTGCCTATAATGGCAACTCTCAGGCCACTCTTGAGCAATCAAAGTCCACCTGGCAACTCACGTCTGCGGTGGATGAGCTTAGGAAGGAGATTCAGAACAACAAATGAAAACTGCCATTCTTCTCCTAATCCTGCTCTTGACTGGGTGCGCGGTGAATAACGAGGGCAGTGCTTACTTACAGACTCCAAAGATCAGCGCGCGCATTCCGCATCTAAATGTAATTCTTTGGGGATATGGAGTAGTTGGATTTTCAAGAATAGATCCGGACCACGAAACCTTGGCTAAATAAAATGCCTGTCTCTGTATCGGAAACCACAATTGCAAACCTAGCGCTTGCAGAAATAAGCTCCCACGAAATAACAAGCCTTGCCGATACTACAGCTAAGGCTAGGTGGTGTAATCGATTTTACTCGCAATGCCGCGATGAAATGCTGCGGGCGCACCCTTGGAATTTCGCGATCAAGCGAGCAATCCTTAGTGAGCTCGCCTCCGCTCCTGTCAGCGAGTGGGATCATCAATTCGGGTTGCCGTCGGACTACATTAGCCTTTATCAGCTCAATGGATTCGATTGCTGGGACCGGCACGATCTTTATCAGGTAGAGGCCGGCGCATTATTGACTAATGCGGAGTCAGCCAGTATTCGATACGTGTTTCAACAGACGGACACTACTAAGTTTGATCCATTGTTTGTTACCGCTCTTTCTCTGCTTTTGGCCTCAAAAATCGCCAAGCCGATCACCGGAAACGACGGCACAGCCTGGACCCAGCGCTACGAACAGATCGCCCTTCCTCGCGCCATGAAGTTCGATGCTAGAGAAGACAAGCCTCATGTGATTTCTCCTATTGAGACAAGCCGCCTTGTCGCATCGAGATTTTATTCGACCATCACTTACTAATGCCCGTCGCCCAACTACTTCCGGCGTTCAATGCAGGCGAGTTGTCGCCACTGCTCGATGCGCGCGTCGACATAGAGAAGTATGCATCCGGCTGTAGGGAGCTCTTAAATTTTATCACCACTCCTTACGGGCCCAATATGCGGCGGCCCGGAACGGAGTTGGCGGGTGAAGTAAAAGACTCAACCCAAAAACCCCGCCTAATTCCTTTCGTTTTTTCTGATGCTACGCGATATCAAATGGAGCTGGGAGAGGGATACATAAGGTATTGGGATGCAGATACATTTTCTTTGCTGGAATACGGCCCGCAATCACTCTGGACAACTGCGACTAGTTATACGATTGGAGAATTTGTTACTCAAGGAGGACTTCAATACCGTTGTCTTGTTGCTCACACATCTGGCGTCTTTGCGACAGATCTAGCAAATGGCGATTGGATTCAGGTTACGATTCAGGAGGTTTTTACCTCATATCTTGAGTCCGACTTGCCAGATGTTCAATTCGTAGAGATTAATGATCTGGTCTATTTTACTCACCCATTACGCTCTCCGTTCTCTCTTCAGAGAAGCCTAGTAAATGACGTTGTATTTTTCTCTGGAAGAGAAATGACGTATGACTGGCCGCCTCTCCTTGAGGAAAATTCCAACCCAGCAATTTCTGTCGCCGCATCGGCAACTACCGGAATTATTCAAGTTCTATCAAGTCCACCAATTTTCAACACGGGGCATGTCAACGCTTACTTTCAAATTGCCCATCAGCGCCCAAGCTCAACCGAAGCGCTTACATTCGCAGCCAACGGGACCTCAGCCAGTATTCAAGCATTTGGCGGGTGGACGATTAATACTTATGGAACATGGTCCGGAACGCTGACGCTTGAAAGAAGCACAGATGGAGGGGCTAATTGGTACGAAATTAGATCATATACAGCTGCCAGCGATCGAAATTTTTCGACAGCCGGAACCGAAGAATTGCCAAGCCTGCTGCGGATAGTTTTTTCAAACAGAACCGTTGGCACATCTGCAGATCGAGCATTGTTATCTATGGATGACTCGAAGGTATATGGATTGGTTAAGATCAATGCATCTCCGCCGCTTACATCAAGTATCGCGTACGCGACCGTAATAAACGAAACTTACTCAACAAATCCAACCGATCTTTGGTCCGAGGGAGCATGGAGTGATTTTCAGGGCTTTCCTCGCGCGGTCTCTGTCCAGGAAGACAGGGTATATTATGC